TGGTATTTGCCGCCGTTGGGATTGGTGCTCTCGGAGACGCGGCCGCCACGGCCGCTCCGAGAATGCTAGCCGTTGCTAATGCTGGAACGGCCATAACGACGATGGTGGACGACATCCTGGCCAGGGCTGATGACTTCGCGGAGGCCGCCAACGTCATCGAGCAATTCCGGGACAGCATTGGGACTTCTACCGCCGTGGGGGTTGCTGGGCCGGTTGGTCCCTTTGGGGCACTGGGGGAAGCAGGGTTGGTCCAGGGATTGCTCGCCAAGGTCCGCGGCGAGCCGATTGCGCCAGTCAAGACTGTCACGGACGATGGCCAGAAGAAGGCGCTTGAGAGCAGGCGTCAGATGAATGAAGCCCTTGCAGCAATCAAAGGTGTCATAGAGAGCTTAAGTGGGAAAATTGACGCGCAGACCGTCAAGGACATCAAGGGTCTCCTGGACACGCACCTCCCGCGCATTGCGGAGGGCGGAACGGGTGCACCCGTGGACGATATAAATAGGTGGAAATAAGTGGCAAACGGTGAATTTAAAGAACTGATCCCGTTTGACCAGACCGTCCTGGCTTCGTGTCGCATCGTAGTTCTGGGTGCCCCGGGGGAGAAGAACATCTCCCTTCAATTCCCACCCATCATCGAAAGTGACGGGAAATCCTCGAAGTGGGACGGGTCTGATCAAGGCGCCTATGAACCGATCAAGACATTTAATGGGTCAGAATCGCGCGCGCTTTCCGTCAAGCTCAAGTACGTAGTCGTGGGCGGAAAATGGACGCCTCTCCGCATCGCCCAGATAGGCAGAGATCTTCGATCTTACTTCTATAACACAGTCACTGCCAGTTTCAAGGGTTATCCGACCGTTCAGATTCAGCTCTATGACGTGGTGCCACAATCAGGCGAGTTAATGACTTGCCGGCTTCATAGCGTGCGAACAAGTTATGCTGGCGGGCCTATTCAGTACCAGGGCGGCACGTTTCCGTTGATTACGGAGCATGTACTCCAGCTGGAGGCTGCGACGAGGATCGGGCCGATAGAGGGTGGGATTGTCGGGGCGTTCGGACCTGTTGGTGAGGCTTATATTAAGCTTAGAAGCCAGTCTCTCTCTACGGCCGCAAAACCGGATTGGTTCTAAATGGCTATCAAACTTGACAGCTTCAGCCGCTTCCGGGAAACGCAGCCGATCGTATCGGACTCGCCTTATGGCGGCAGGATGGAGACTTTCGGCCTCTGGAAGGAGCCGAGCTTCCTGACGCAATTCCTGGATCCGCAGCTGGATCTGGTCCACATAAAAGTAGACGGAACACGGGCTGGCAGGCCGGATCTCATCGCCAACGACGTCTACGGTTCTCCTTCCTTCTTCTGGGTCCTCATCGCCTATAACAAACCAAAGGACATTTTCGGTTGGCCGCGAATCAATGACGTGGTCCTGGCACCGAACAGTCAGCTTGTTCTGGGCAATCTCTAATGTCGAAAGAGCACCAAGATGGCGTAGAGCAGGTGTGGGAAAACTATTTCGCAATCAGGACAAAGAAGCTTGATCAACGCTTCCCTGGTCGATATAGGGCTATCGTAGTCGAGACTAATGACCCGCTTCGAATGCACCGCATGCGGGTCAAGGTTCCCGAGCTCCACAACCACGATCTCAAACCTGAGTATTGTCCCTGGGCTATCGTAAGCCCCTGGTTTGGCGGAAGCGGAAGCGGATCTTGGGTAAGTCCCGCCATCGACGATGAAGTCTGGGTAGAGTTCGAAAAGGGCCATCCCTACGTTATCGTCGTGGTGGGTTTCGCAAATCCGACGCGCCGCAAGTTCTATGTCCTGGAGTCCGTCTACGGGAAGACGCCCCTCTCCGTGGATCCGACGGGCAAGCCCGCGAACACCCCGGACGATTTCCAGCAAGAGTACATGCCCAAGGACAACCGTCCTATGAGCATGGGCTGGAAGGATAGGTACGGCAGCTTCATGGTTCTGAATTCCGTCGGCTTCTTCCCCAAGGAACACGACCTGGATCCGAGTCCTGCCGGGCACGATGCCGTCTCCAAGGGAAAATTCGATGCGTCGAAGGAGAAGCCCAAAGAGAACGATCCGGACACTAAGTTCGTGGGCTTCTGCACGAAATATGGGCATTTCATCGTCATGAGCGACGTCGGATACAAGTGGAAGAAGGGAAAGAGTGGTAATGCTGGCGAATTCGAAGGCGACTTCGACAAGGACCATGACTTCGAAGTCAAGCGGTCCAAGTACCTCCAGCGCCTGTTCAACGAAGACAAGCCCAAGGACCGGGACCAGCGCCGGCTTGAGATCCGCACGCGCTATGGGCACAAGTTCGAGATGCGGGACGTCGGCTGGGGCCAGATGCAGGAAAATACGCGCAAGGACGAGTACGGGAATCCGCGTCAGGTCGCGGACGATCAGAAGAAGGATCAACGCTGGATAAAGTACCGAACCAAGGGCGGCCATCTCATCGAGGCCTGGGACTTTGGCAGCGACCCCAAGGAGGACCTGTTCGTCAAGCGGCTCCTAATCGACGAAGTCGGCGGTACGGTCGATAAGGAAGATGAGTGGATCAGCCGCGGGGATACGGATGCCCGTCAGGTCCGGATAGTCACGCGCTACGGCTTCAAGTTCGTCCTGGATGACCGCGGGTCGGACAGGAAAGATGCTACGGGTCAGCTCTCACCCATTGGCAACGGTCTGCTTCTCAAGGGCAGGCGGCCCATCCCCGAGAAGGAGGAGGCCCGCGGGTTCGGTATCGAGTTCAATGAGAAGGATCAAATCAATTCGCTCAAGATGTATTCGCCGAAGTCCAAGGTCTTTGAGATTAACGACAAATGGGATTATGTCATGCTCTGCACGGGTATGAGCGGGAACATCTCGGAGGGGTGGCAGGGCCTCTTGGACAATGAGTTCGCCCTCAGTCAGTCGATGACATTCGATCCTGAGAAAGACACTTATCATTTGAAGCTTGACGAGTACAATGGCTATATCCGTCTCAATACGAAATTCCAGCAAGGGATTGAGATGCGAGATAGCTTGACGCCGGACGATGCTTCGTGGGTCGAAGTCAGGGACGTAGAAGACCGCGGGCTCTGGTTCACGAAGGATTTCAGTGCTACGGTCCTCCGGTCAAGATCCAAGACGCAGCAGTATGTCGTCATAGACGACGGCGGCGGTCGAATGCTTATTCACAATGGTGCGGACGGCGTGCTCCAGATCTACAGCAATGGCCCCATTGAGATCAAGTCCGACGGGGATATTAGCCTGGACGGCAACAACATAAACCTCAAGGCGCGAACGGCTATAAACATGGAAGGTGGCGGCGGACACGCTGTCCTGGCAGGTGGCGCATTCGGGACAGACGTGACTGCGCATCACCCCACGGTACTTGGATTCCTGCCTCAGGCGAAGCCCGGGGACGGCGCTCAATCCTCCTCGCCCATGGGTTGTAATCCACCGGCCCTCTCGGGCATCTCTTGGGCGCCGCTGCGTCCTGAGCCTTTTGATAAGGGCAGGGGTAAAACAAAGCAAACCAAGCCGGACGATTTCAAGGCAGTGGACCTCAAGGTCATCAGGGGTGGCTAGTTAAAGATAGGATATGATCATAAGGTATCCGACTGGCCTTTATAAGACTGTGCTCCCCCAGAAACCATCTGACGATGAAAGTGTAACCTATACTATATCCAGTACTGTGCCGCCCCGATCTATTGATAGGTTCCAGGAAATCCCCCTGGCCCAGGCTATTAAGCCACGAGTACCGATAACCGATGAGCTGGACAGGAGAGAATGGTACGGGGACCTCATATACACCACGGACGATGGTACGCAGTCACTCACGGGTTCGGTCAAGAAGAGTTTCGAGGTTGGGCAGATCCTGGACTTCGACCAGGATGTTGAAACGGCCCCCTTGCCCCAGGCTCCGCAAAAGACGGAGATCCGGCACGACACGAACCTACTTGACTTGCGGTCTACGGGCTTAACGGAGGAAGAGATCTCTGAGCTGACGACCGCCTCCGAACAGATGAAGCAGGCGCTGGACAGGGAACTTACTCAATTGGTCACGGAGATGGCGAACACTGAAATAGCCATCCAGGAGAATCAGAAGGGTATCAACGAGACGCAGAAGACGAAGGATGCCGCAGAGGTCGTTCTTGTCGGATCCCTTGGATCTGGCGCAACGGGATCGCCAATCTTAGACAGACTTGACGAGCGTCTCGTGTTGTTAAATGCGGAGAAACAGACTCTCATAGAAGACCTGTCTTCTCTGAATACGCGTGCTCAAAATGTGAGGGATGAGCTGCTCAAAGTCAGCCAGCTCGTCAGATAAGATGGACCTAGTCTATAGGATCGCAAAGTGGTTCGGGTATAATGCTCCCTTCATAGACGTGAACGGCCACGTCCTTCCGAGACAGGAGGACGAGAGGCTGGTCAAGAACGACCTCTTACAGCTCCTGCTTACGGTCCCTGGCGAGCGGATCATGAGCCCGGATTTTGGCGTGAACCTCCGGAACGCCCCCTTCGAGCCCGCTGACGTGATTATGACTGGAGATCTTCGGCTGGAAATCGATCGAAAGATAAGGGCAAATGACCGTCGCGTCATCTTGAAGAACATCCAGGTTACTGCTACACCTGATGCGAATGCCGCAAAAGTCGTCGTCGTCGCGGCGCTTATTGCGTCACCCAACAGAGACTTTACCATCGAAGTGAAAATACCGTTGGGCGGAGCGGTGGCGACTGCGCCACAGCAGGCTTAATAGAAAATAAAACACATGGCAGATACAGCTGAGACCCATATCAAGCTTCCGACGACGGCAGAAGAAATCGCGCTTCTTCTGCCTCCGGCATCCCTTAGGCGCTTCGATTTTAGCGCCTTGGAATTCGAATCCCTGCGCCGGGCGGCTCTCGAGTACATGAAGACGTACTTTTCTCGCGAATTCAACGACTTCGCGAAGAACAACGGCGTCATTATGATGACGGAGCTCGTCTGCTGGGTAGCTTCTGTCCTTTCTCTCCGTGGCGATATCCTGAACCGGGCCGACTTCTTCCCGCTTTGCGAGGACGAAGAGGCTGCGAGCAATCACATGCAGCTGATCGGCCAGTCGTTCAGGAGACAGACTCCGGCGACGGCCGATATTGAGGTGTCCATTGGTGCGGCAGTCCCGACCGATGTCGTGATCCCACCGGCCACCCGGTTCACGCTGGCAGGGCCGGACGGCCTTCCTCTTTATTTTGAGGCCTTTAGGGCGCCTAACGACTGGATCAGCAGCATCATCATCCCAGCAGGCAAGCGGGGGATCATTGCTTACGGGATCGAAGGAAGGTTCGGCGACCCCATCGCAACTGTATCGGCCGGCGGTCCGAATCAGGTAATCGACATCATAGCCGACAATATCCTGGATGAACCCGTTATCGTCAATCTGACGACTGGCAACTTCGTGACGACCTGGAGACGGATTCAGTTCCTGGAAAATGCCGGTCCCAACGATGAGGTCTTTGAAGTCGACTACAAAGAAGATCGCGCGCAGATTAAGTTCGGCGACGACATCGCGGGGAAGGCTCCTCTAGCAGGGCAGCAAATCACCATCCAATATCGACAGGGTGGCGGGATCAGGGGAAGAATCGGAGCTGCCACCATCAACGAGGCGAGGCCCGTGAATCCTCAGCCTCCTGCTAGCGCAGCCCTGGACGTCCTTTTTAGAAACTTGAATCCGTCAACAGGCGGGACGGACAAGGAATCCATCGAGGCAGCAAAGCGCAGGGCGCCGCGCGAATATGCAGTTCATGACAATGCGGCGACGGCCCCGGATTACGCCCAGATCGCGTCCACATACTCTCATCCCGTCTTCGGGACGGTACTCAAGGCCGTTGCAGTCGTGAAGACCAATATCAACGCCAACCTTGTCGAGATCTTCGTACTGGCTGCGAGCCCTAGCGACGTCCCGGCTAAGCCCAGCATCGGGCTTAAAAATGGGCTGATTTCCTACCTTCAGGACATCAACGTCTTTACGGATAGCGTGACCGTCAGCGATGGCGAAGTGAAGCCAGTGAACGTGGATATGACAGTCGTCGTTAGTAGGAATGCAGATGCTGCGACCGTAAAGGATCAGGTGGACGCGGCCGTCAACAACTTCTTCGACGTCGGGGAGTGGGACATGGGAGAGGGGTTTGACCTGAGCCCGTTCCAGTCCGCGATTCAGGCCGTGCCAGGCGTCCAGAAGGTGAACATCTACGAACCTTCAGATGACATCCTGTCGACGAAGAACGCCTTCGAGACCGCCGACAATCGCATCGGCTACGCGCAGCTCATCATCCTGGGTCAGAAGAACATTCGGTATTACATGGAGAAGCCGCCGAACAGCCGTTAGATCATTTTGGCGATCTGTTCCCTCAATTTGGCCAGCGCGAATTTCGTCATCTTGGCCGACATAACCAGGTCGGCTGTTGAGTTGCCGCGGAAGATGAGAATGGGCTCGCCAAGCTTCTTATGCAGGCATATCAGTACGACGTGCGTGTAATCCTTGCCGAGAACCTTGTGTGCCGCCTTTGCCGTAGCTTCCCAGAGCTTTGTCCGCAAGTCCTTCACTTCCGATTTCTGGGCTTCCTTCTTCGGTGGCTTTGTCATTCTAACCTCGTATTTAAGTGATCCCAATGACTAGCACGACTGAAATACAGGAATTCCAGGTTTCTAAGATCTGGGCCTGGTATCAAGAGGCGATGTGGAAGTGCGCCGGGCGGAAGGTGAACATGCCCGGCCACACGGACCCCAAGAAGACATACCAGTACCG